TTTGACCTTGACCGTCATCAGTTGTTGCACCTGCGCCACCTGCACCAATTTTTACAACATAAGTGGTCTTGCCAAGAATTGACGAACCAGTTACAAAACCGCCAGCACCACCGCCACCAGCAGAAAAACCGCCTCCTGGGCTTGCACTTCGAGAACCGCCACCGCCTCCGCCTGACAACATGAAATCCACAGCCAAAACTTGAGAACCAACATTTACCCATGCTGATCCGTTGAATACTTGCAAACCTGTAGCAGTCGAATACGCAACCATTCCTGTTGACGGTGATGGGACTGCGGATGATCGTGCTGCTGTGCCGGCATAAACCTGCACGGCCTGATCCATCAAGTACGTCTGTACGTTGGTCGAAGTGAGGACTTCTCCCGATTGAAATGTACGATATCCTGCGCCAGCCATGTCTATACATTAACCCATGTTGAGCCGTTAAAAACTTGCAAACCTGTAGCAGTCGAATACGCAACCATTCCCGCTGATGGTGATGGGATTGCTGATGATCGTGCTGCGGTGCCTGCATATACCTGAACCATCTGATCCATCAAGTAGGTCATGACATTATTCGAAGTCAGGACTTCTCCAGATGCGAATGTTCGATATCCAGCTCCAGCCATAATGCTCCTATGTTAGTGCGTAAGTTGTGTCATCAAGTTCGGATGTGTCGAGCAAGAACGGAAGGACGATCTGTGCTTGTCCTAGCCCGAATCTTATCCGATGATCGGTGGGTGTGATGTCGTGGGTGACGGACTCGATGAACACGGTGTCGGTGCGCGACAGTGGCAGACCTGCCGTGTAGGTCTTCGTGACCGAGACTACGTCACCGACATCTAATGCCAACACGGTCGCGAACAAGGCCGTCCCGCAAGCATTCAGACTCGTTGAGATCTGATCGAATCGGATCTTGGGTTCTTTGTATTTGTCAACAATGTTCTGTGCCAACGTCGCACCAGCAGCCAAAGTATTCAACGGCACATTCGAGAACGACAACGTCTGCACACCGTATTGAGTTTGACTTGTTGCATCAGATGCGACCTGTGCTGCGGTGCCACCATCAACATCTATCTGCACACGGTTGAACAAAGTTTCCTGACCATACGCAACACCGATGTCAAGCAACGGAATCTGGTTGACTGCTGTGCCACCGAACCCTGCGATAGCGGTAGAGAACGTGAAGTCCACACGCTGATCAAACACAATTTCGTTGCGACGATTCGCAAAGAGTCGGCCATCCTCAGCGATTGCGACAGCCTGCAACGCTGACAAAGTGTTCGCGTTCGCGGCGTAGGCGACGGTGCCACATGTTGCGAGTCCTGTCTCGATGCTTCGTAACGCTGTCGAGTAGTTGACTTCTGGTCGGTTCAAAATTGTGGACACACGCGCAGATGTAAGTTCTGATGACGGGTCAAACGCGGCGAGACTTGTGCGACTCAACTCATACAGTCCGTCCGCTGCTGTGATAGACGCAAACGACAAGTCGGGCATTTGGTAGGTGATATCTAGGTCGGTGATTGCTCCGACGAACAGTTCGGCTGTGCCGGCAAGAACTTTGATGGCGCGTCTCGGTGCGAGATCAAAGTTGCCTTCATACCAGGTTGATGCGGTGTTCGCTGGGTCGAAGAGTCTGCCTGATGCGCGATCGTCAGCAAGGATGCGACAAGTACCAGGATTGAATTGCTCAACTTGTGAACCTCGGCCACGTTGAATTGCTACAGACAACACATATTCGGTTGCGTCCACGAAGTCGGTTGAGCCGTCAAGTGTGTCGGTGCCGTCAAGAAGTGATGTGTCGAGTGTGAATGCGTCAGCGACCGCACCGACATCTAACAGAACCGAATAGGGTTGACCCCACTTCAAAGTCTTCGGCATGGCTACCTTCGAACTAGAGACGCAATAGCATCACGATTGATGTTCGTATATGTTTGCAACACTTCAACGATCTGACGCCCAGCCTCAACACCGTTCGTCCCGATACCTGTATTGATCACAATGTTCGCACCCGTACCACCACGAATATCTGATGGCACCGTTGATGAAGTTGGTGTTGGAATGCCAGTAGGCAACGAAGGAATAGTCAAACCACTCCGACCAGTGTTTTTCGCCGCATCACCAGCAGCCTTAATCGCTTCGGCAAGACGTTCATATGCTTCAGTCTCAGCGTCAACAGCACCAGTCAATCTCTCCGATGCAGCCGTTTGACGCTCTTTCGCATCATTGACTTCTTTCAAAAGATCGTTGTAAAGATCAGAGCCTTCGACTGCACCGTTCACAGCCTGGTTCAGAATTGACTGTGCTTCAGCCAAACCGTTCGTGGCCTCTTCCTGCGCGTCAGTTGCGTCCTTGACAGAGATCTTCGCTTCAGCCAAATCAATCTCAGCCTGACGAATAGCCTGCGCACTTGAAGTTGGATCGGCTCGAAGTTCGGCAAGTTTCAGTTCCGCGTCACGAACCGCAAACACGGATTGCTCTACTCGATACCCAGCCGTCTCAACATTGCGTTGGGCTTTGCTCAATTCTTTCTGTGCTGCTTTAGCCTCAGCCGAATCCGCACCATAGCCTGCGACCGCTTTGTTGAATCGATCTTGTGCTGCGGTCAGATCCGTGTTAGCGGAGTTCAAAGACTTCTGAGCATCAGCCGTGGCCTTCTGCGAACGGGTATAAGACTTTGAAGCAACCTCGGATTGTTTCAACGCATCTGTGTACTTCTTCATCTTCTCGGCAGCAGTTTCAACAACCTTTGAAGCACCACCAGTTGCGGTGTTAAATTTTCCGTACGTCACATTTGTGACGCCAAGCGAGAACGCCAACTCTGTCAACCGATCGGTCTGAGTCGCCAACTGTTTGGCGATTGGAACTTTAAGAATCTCGCGACATGCACCAGCGATATCCAAATACTTTTTGCCGATCTGTTCGGCGATAGGGATCGCCCGATATTGCTGTTGAGTGATCTCTTCGGTACGTTTCTTGACATTCATCATCGGGATATCTAGAGGCAGGATGATGTTGAGCAAACTGTTGAATCCGTTGACAACCTTCTTTAATGCGATGTAGGCGTCCTCAAATCTGCCGCTCAATACGATGAACGCACTAGCCAATGCTGCGATTCCGAGAATGTAAAGTCCAAGCGGATTGGCGGTCATCAAGAAGTTCAAGATCGCTTGGGCTGCCGCAACCGCAGCGATTCGAAGCGGAAGAAGTTTCAGATAGGTGGCATACAGAAGAACGGCACCAGCGACAGCGGTGAACGTGATGACAAGCCCAGCGAACAATGTTGAATGATTCTGGGCGAATGTAGCCAACGCCTGAAACAACGGAAGAACCGCAGCCAACGCCGGCACTAATGCTGCACCGATGCTTTCACTGAGTTCGGCCATCTGTACTTTGAGGATCTGCATCTGTCCTGCGGCTGTGCCTGCGGCGGCTTGAGTTGCGCCACCAAATGTCGTATTCAACTCACTGAAGATCTGGTCAAGACTTTGACCTTCTTTGATGTTGTCGGCCAACGCAGGCGACAAGGCCTTCAATGCTTTGAAGTTATCGTTGTAACTTTTTGACAGAGCATCGGCTACTTGAGCTAGTGGTACAGATGTGCTTATTGCAATATCTTGTGCAAGACCAAGGTCTTTTTGTGCGCGAGCCAAACTGCCTGAACCGAGCGCGAGTGTCGCCAGAGCCGGACGAAGCTCAGAATCCGCTACACCGGACGCGAGACTCATCTGGGTTATCAGACGCTCCGTCTCAGCGATCTGTTCGGTTGTTGCACCTGTGGTGTTCTTTAAGGCTTGAGCAAGTTTGACTTGTTCTTGTTGGTCTTGGATTGCGGCGTTGACCGAACTGGTTAAGAGTGCGACACCAGATGCGAAGCCTGCGGCGGCTGCAATCGTTACTTGTTTGAATATGTCTTGCGTTGCTTTGGATTGTGCAGCCAATCCGCCTGTTGTCTTCTCACCTTCGGCTTGCAGTTTTTTGAACGCAGCAACAGCACTACCTGCATCACCGAGTATTTTTACAACGAAAGTGCGTTCACCTGCCATGGTGACGCAATTCTACTCAGTTTATGCCTGCTCGTTTCTTGAAGTCAGCCCATTCAATCTGAATGCTTTTATGTATCTGACCTTGAGTCATGCCGTCATATTTTGACAAGTCAACTGGTGCATCCCACCAACGCGGATCTGCGACATGGCGATTCTTCTTTGTGCTGGTGCGTTGCACAGTCGAGCGAATGTTCGGTGTGTTGAATCGTCGTGTCGGTGCAGCGATGTCTGTGATCGTTGGATCAAGGAACCGCCAACCTGAATGATGTGTGTGGAACTGCTGACCTGCTTCGTGCTGTGGCAGATAGAAGATACGGGCAGGGTCTTTAGTTGCTGGGTCGCCTTTGAGACGAAGACGCTCATGTGTCTCGTACCAAACTTCTTCCCAGTTCTGTACCGGCACAGCCTGCTCAAACGGGATGACAACGTGCCAGTGTGGATTGTCTTCACGATGCGACCAGGTTGTGTACGCGAAGTGTATATACGATCCGAGATCTGCCTGCTCGAATGCTTCACCGTCAAGGTCGGCAACCAACGCCCAGATGTGCGACACGTTCGCATTGCCACGAGTTGTGTATTCGCGATAGGTGACTGGCGAATATAACTTGCCGTCAGACTTCTGTTCACGTTCTTGATGGTTGCCGAGGATTGTGGCGAACTCCATCCAAGATGATGCGATGGTCTTTGGGTAGATGGACTTGACTGACGGGAACCCGACGACTTCAAACATTGTGCAGAACCTCCGACTATCAGGATAGCGAATCCTCAGCGGATTGCAAGTATCAGCCAATGCCTAGTTTCTTGACAATTCTCTCAATGGCATCTAGATATCTTTGGGCAATCAAGTTCTTTTTCTTGCGGACGGTAGGCCAGAAGAAGTACCCAGACTGACCACGATGCCTCAAGAATTGTTTGGTAGTTGGTTTGGCACCACCACCAAACTCGGCACCGAAGAACACATCACCCATCGTTACCTTGCGGGTCAGACCTGGACCTTGCACCAATCCGCGCTTCCGATTAGATCTGCTTTTAGATTTGAATAACATATTTGGTTTCAAACGAATTGAAGGAACGCGATCTTTTCTGACCTGCATACCTCGCATGACTTCTAATGCTTGACGAGATCGACTGACACTACCTGCTTCAACTTTGGCAGCTTTCAACAAGTCTTCTGCCAAACTTGTTGAGACATTGCGAATGTTCTCATTGAATAAGTCACTTGCCTTTGAGAAGTTACGCAGCATCTCATATAAGCCTTCAACTTCGACTGTCAGTGCAACTCCACCGGCACGACCAACTGTCGAACCTAAGTCACCTGGCTGGTTTGGGAACGCTGACTTGAGATTCCTTGGTACTGGGAACGCCATCAATTTTTCCTTTGCGGTGGATTTGATTTGATGTTCTTCCAGCGCAGATAGCCGACCATCGTGTACAGCATTCTAGGTGACTCTTGCAGAAGTACAGATGGAGCGATGTGAGTCTCGCAGGACAAATACGCGATCAGCCAGTGGGCTGAGGATTCTCCAAAGGGACGATCTGCGAATCATCGCTTGCGACCTCCAACATCTCAACTGTTTCAGTCCATTCTTCAAACGTGACTTTGACTAGGTTGCGACGCTTCAATGAATGCCAACACAACCATGCGAGGTCGGTCAGTTTGACATCGCTTTGCATGCTTGTGATCGGACGATTCTTTTCACTTTCAAACGCAATGAAGTCTGCGAAGTGTGCGGTGACTTTTTCTTTGACGCCTGTATTGAGCGTCACTTCCATTGCAAGTTTCATTCTTACCTCCTGATTGTTTTATTAAGAACTATGCGGTTGCTTTTGTGATCGTTCCGCTAATTGGCCAGGTTACGTCCGCTGTGTTTAGCTCGCCCACCGCGCCATTTACGGGCGAAAATTCTGTACAAAGTACTGAGAATGTATAGTGGGGTGAAGCGGTTCCTGCTGCGGCTGTGCCTGCTGGTTTCACAACCATCGTGACAGCGGTCGAACCGATCAATGGCATAATGAGTCCGTCGATGGCGTTGTAGTCATTGTGCAACGAGAGTGTCACCGAGTTGTCAATCAATCCTGAGACGCGAGTTACTGCACCACCTGAACCGAAGTTTGTTGTTGGTACTTCGGCAGCCGAAGTTGACAGAGTTACTGCTGCAACGCTTGATGTGATATCGGTGCCGTTCAGAATTACGTTTGAGTTTGTGAGAACTAACTTTGCCATGATTATTGATCTCCTGCCGTGTCGGCTTTCGAGGTTGATTTATCCGCTACCGGAACAATGCGACCCGATTGCAGTAGAGAGTCTAGATGATCAACATCTGCGCCATCAATAGTGGCTGGATATTGTTTGTCTAAGACCGTGAAGCCTTGAACCACCTGGAACTTTGCCATGGGCTAAGCGTACACGACGACACGAAAGTCAACTGTCAGATAGGTCGTATCGTTCGCGTCAACGGTTGAGATGTTGGATGCCTCTTCGACTATCAAGGTTTGTGCATATCCGCCGAGTGATGTGTCAGCTTCAATCGCTGCGCGAATCCCGCTGTCATAAGACAGGTAAGTGTCCATCAGGTTCTGTGCGGTGCGTTCAGCTGCACGACCAACAATGACACTGACCGTGAAGACGTGTGTGACTAAGCCTGCCCGCATCGCACCGTGGTAGGTGATTGATTCAAGTGTCGGCCATGCGATACCGCCGAGCGACGGGTTGACCTGATCGGGTTGCTGTGCGAATGCGCGAAGATTTGCGATTGTCGCAAGACGTGTTTGGAGTCCTGTTTTGAGTTCGGTGACTGTTGCGGTCATGCAAACATTCGCATTCGGCGGTATGGCTCGACGAGTTGTGCGACGTCTGGGTCGAGTGCGCGTGTCACTCGTATGGCTCCGAGATCGCCGAATCCGGCTACGCCCAGTGGGCTGTCGTATCTCTTAAAAATTCTTGACGCCTGGATGATCACAGCTTGTGTGATCGGCTCAGGTACAGATGGCCAACCGTAGACCGCGGTGAGTTGCACCAATGCTTCAAGTCCGAAGTTTGCGTTCAAGGTTGGGAACAGATAATCGCCGACTGCGCGGATGCGTGTGAACGGAACTGTCAACCCGTCCAAGATTCCGTTGACTGGTTCTAGTTGCCAATCGCTTGGACTCCAAGTGACATCAAAGTTGCCGTCCGCATTGGTTTGTGTTTTGAGTGTGATCGCAGTTCCAGCGATGTCGTCAATCTCGCACACGAATGAATCGGCTGCCGTGAACACTCTCGTCGTCGCAGATCCGTAAGCCCAGAACTGTCGGTTCGCATAACCGTCAATGAGCCGTGACGCTGCACCGGCACAGTTGTCTATCAGTTCGTCGTCTTGTGTGTCGGCTGTGCCGATACGAAGAGCAGCCTTGATCTGGTTGCGTGTGGCATAGCCGTTCGTGATTGCCATAGATTCCTATCCTACTCAACAATCAACAACTCAAGTGATGGCTGAAGTCTGAAGAATCTTACTCCATACAACTCGCGCAACTTGTTGACGACGATCGGAAACCATTGACTCCAGCCTTCAGGGTTGATTGCTTTGCTGTCGCCGTACTTGCCGAAGTTACTTATCCCACCTATCGACCCGTTGTCAACGCCGACCAAATTGATTTGTGATGCACCCATATAGCAGGCAAGGTGCATCGCAATATGTGCTGAAGTGCCGCCAACAACCAACACATCTGGGTCGGTTGGCCATCCGATGTCAGGTCGCCAGAATGGTGCGTGTGGTCGGAAGGTGACGTGATTACCTGAACCGACATGTGTAGCAGTCATGTTTGATGCTTCTAAGTCCATGTCTGGAGTGACGAAGATGCGGTCAGGGTTCTCGTCTATCCGTTTGCCTGTGATCGGATTGGCTTTGGAATAATTTGACGCCGAATAGAAGTCGGCGATACCGAACCAGAATCCGACATCGTTGATCGACACAACAACTTTGTCATCAAAGAACTGTGGTGTCACCCAGTCCATACTCGGACCAGAACCACACACCCAGATCTCTTCACCTTTGTGACAGTCTTTCAAGTCTTGAAGAATCATTCAGTCAACTTCGGCGGCCAATCCTCACCAGGTATCACACGACCAGATTCCAACAGTCTACGAAAGTTGAACACTTCTTGTTCGGCTTGGTCGTCTCTTTGTGCAGTCAGTGCATCATTGTGTCGAACCCAAGTCCACACACAACGCGAATCAAACGACGCTTCAACATTGTGTGACCGCATCTCGCACCAATGAATCCAATCAACATACTTGTGGGAACGGTACGGAATCTTTAACCAAGTCTTGCGACGAATAACCGCAAGACCTGGCATACCGTTGTTTTGTTGATTGAGAAGATTCTTGTATTGTTCAGGTGTGCCGTGACACAATCCGCCGTCCCACCGACCGCGCACATTCACGGCATCACCTTGCAGAACTAGACCGTCAAAGAAGTTCGGATCCATAGTGTCATCGACTGGAAGATGTGTACACCATTCGGCTGTTGCTTCACGCACGCCCACATTCACACACGGCCAGATGCGGTCATCCCAATACGGGACAACCTTCCACCAAGATGGCACATCAACTCTTGCGGTCGTCACAAGAATCACCTCTTGCGGTTTGACCGTCAAGCCTTCAATCGAGGCAATGAATGTTTCACCGAACCGATCCCAATACTTCTGATCAAACGGTGAGATGATCGCTACCGGCGACGGTACCACGACAACGGAGCCTTCCCTTCAGCAATCCACGGAATCCACGAATCATCCATCTGCACCTCAATCAACTGTTCGCCGCGTATCGAGCGACCGACCCGATAGTTCTCGGCCATGAACACATCAGGGTTCTCGACCATGAGTTCTTGGTGAGAGAACGAACGCATCTTGTTCGCAGCCCATTCAGGTCCACCCATCCAAGACACATGCCAACCTGAATGAATCTGATGCAACTGATGACGCAACGATCTCATAGTTTGCGCATCACCAGTTCGACTACCCCACGGACCCGCAACCATTGTGTGTTCATCAGATAGACGCCAATACGCCGACATCACAAGACGCTTCATCATGTAACCATGCCAACCAGTTTTCAAAGTCTCTATGTCGTTCGGCGACCAGATCTCATCACAGTCCGCGACCGTCACAATGTCTTCGGCTTCTGGTGCGAACTGTCGCAACACGGTGAAGAGATGGTTGCGTTGCGCATGTTCAGCCGACCAGCTACGAAGCGAAGCATCTGGTTCATAGATCTCATAGTGGATTTTGTTGCGCCACCTGTAGAACCTGTCAAGGTCAATTCCGTGTGCTTTGGGTTGACCCATGAAAGTTGTTGCCGACTCGACAATGATGACCTTGTCTACGACATCACCGATCTCTGACAGTCGGCATTCGAGCATGTCGTGTTCTTGGTTGAACAGGATGCAATCAAACACTCTCATCTTCGTGACTTACCTACGAGCAGGATGCGGTTGTCGTTCATGACAATCTTTGTGTCAATAGAACAATGTTTCTCAAACTCGGTTTGCAAAGTGTTGATGTCAGCGATGTGCCAAGTTGTGTCGGCAGGAATGTATTCAACAAGTATCAGCCAGTTACATCTTGTTGATGCTTCTCGGATTACTTCTTGCCAGTTTTCTTGCATGACCAAAGTGTGCGACATGACCGCGCAATCGTATCCACCTGACTTCGCTGCGGTCAGACCGTCACCGACACGGAAGTCGATGTCAGGGTAGGACGCTTTTGCTTTGCGGATCGCAGCCGGTGAGATGTCGTAGGCGACAACCCTTCTACCGCGTAACGCCATCAGATGTGTTTGTGTACCTTTACCGCAACCGATATCTAGTATTGAACCAAACGAGAACGCCGACATGACTGTTGAGAGCAGCCGATATCCCAGCGGTCGCACATCGGACTGATACCAAGCATCAAACTCTTGAACATCTTCGGCTTGATACATCTCATCAAGTCTGAATCCGTCTTGCAAGTAGTCGTGGTACTTAGCCATCAGTCCCAACTGAGATTGATTCGGCGTTGCAGATCCCATTGCCCTGCATCAAGTCGTGCGTTGCGAAGTTTGAACAACTCCATGTTCGCTCGGAAGCTCTCACGATTCTTGTCAAACAGCGACGGATCCGACAAAAGCGTGGACGAGTTGTCGTGATAGACCAGCGCATCAGACTTGACAATCTTCTTGTGCAGCCGTGTTGCGCGACGCTCATAGTCGTTGTCTTCGAAGTATGCAGGATGGAATGCTTCGCAGAACAATCCGACATCTTTGACAACTTCGGATCCGATCCAAGCACAACACCAACCAGGTTCACCCGCTAGATGTATCTCATCAATGTCTGACTCTTTGTAGAACTTCTCTAGATGTCCGTGACCGAAGTGCGCATCCGAGTTCAACAGAATCCAACCTGTTGCAAACGGTGTCATCTTGATTCCAAGATTCCACGATGTTGCGACACCGAGGTTTGATGGCATGTCCATGATGTATCGGTTCTGAATCTTTGTGCTGCGTGGCAGAACCAAACAGTCTTTGGCGATCCGACCGCCGTTGTCAATGATGATCAGATTCTCAACTGGGTAGTCGATTGACTTGATGCACCTTTCAAGCAGGTCGTATCGGTTGAGGACAGGGATGACTATGACCGGCACCATGCGGACAGCTCCTTCATTGTTGGCTTCCAATACTGCTCAAATACTTGATCGGCTCCGTACCCTAGGGCATGGGTGATCGCGTCCTGAGAACGGCTCCTAGGCGCGTTATAGGCCGCTTTGAGAGCGTTCACGATGTCAGGCACGTTCGGTGTGAAGAACCATGACTTCTGTGCCGCATCCCACCACGGCTGGCCTTCGACGGTCCAGCCGTCGCCGACGAGTTCAGGTTGTGCAGTGAAGTTGCTGACGATCACTCGACACCCGCAAGCCTGCGCTTCAATAACAGGAATGCCGAAGCCTTCACCCATACTGCAGGCAAGAAGAACATCGGACGCCGTGTACATCGCAGCCATCACATTCTGTGGCAACGAATGACGGTACGCATACTGATCGACAACCTTGTACTTGTCCTTCGATACACCGACCGCATCCAACAATGTCGGCAAACTAATCCCAGCCATTGCACCATCAGGTTCCGTGTACAGATACAGCACAGCGTCAGGATGATCCTTGGCAAAGATTGAGAACGCAAGAATGTTCTCAGCCCAAGCCTTCCGCGCAGGTTGCGAACCTTTGTTGGTCGCAACCATAGACACAACGAATCGGTCTTCTTCCCAACCCATAAACTCGCGCCCAGTCATCTTCTGACCGTTTGCCAATGTCACCGATTCGGTCGGTTTGAACACCGGCTCGATTGCGTGTGGAACATACAAGTGTTCAACGCCTGCTGTCTCCAACATTCGTGAACCGAACTTTGACATTGCGATCGGTCGCACGTTCTCACGCGCACACCAAGCCAACACTTCTGGTGGTGTTGGCTGATGATCAA